CGGCGTGCTGATTAGCGCGGAGTCGCGCCTACACCGTTCTTGATTGCCTCTTGAACGTTACTGAGGTCTCCACCAACAGCGTCAAGCGGCAAATTGAAAGCTGCCGATTCCGCGTCAGCCTGACGAGTGTTCTTGAAGAAGTTCACGTATTTCTGTAGCTCTTCCGCGTCGTAATCTGGCCGAGAGCGGAGGTAAAGCGAAATCGCGCCAAGAGCAGACATCACGCCTGCTTCGAATGAAGAAAGACCTACTTTGCTCATTTTATCTCCTAGATCACACACATGCCCCAGTCCATGGGCTTTCCGGCAACGGACCGGGGCGGTTCGTTGGAGGTGCAAAGCTACTATGGCTAAATGGTGGCGCGGTACTGGCTTTCCATCCACGCTGGATATGTGCCCAGGGTAGGCTCTCTGGCCACTAGGCTGGCCTGGCTCAGTAGCTCCGGAGGAGCAGCGTGACCTGAGAGCCATTGTTGACGGTTTTGTACTCCTTCCCTTCTTGGAAATTCGCCTTGACGTGACCCGATTTCCTCACGTTCTTTGCTGCGTCTTGGATGGTATAGACAACGTCCGCTTGGGCGTCACCGGTTGGCGAAAGCATGGTGACCACGCAGCTGACTTGATATCCAGTAATGCCAATGTTGGAGCGTTGCTCATGTTGCTCTGTGGATACGCTGCCTACGGTAGAAAGGCAGGTTCGAGAGAAGTCGTCGACTGTGATTTGTAGTGCAATCGACTTGGGCTTGGGGCCAGCCATATCGACGTCTGCCTCATAAATGACCTTGCCGTTGTAGGAGAGCTTTTCGTGCAAAATCAACGGCAAATGCGGGATTGCATCACCAGCTGGCTGCTGGGCTAAAGCAGAGGTGGTCGCGAGAAGCGCGAGCAGAGAAAGGGTGCTTCCGATTCGAGTGATCATGCTGAATTCCTTATAGTGGAATTCGCTTTTCGGCAGCGCGCACCGATTCTTTACAGTAGGCGGCTGGAGCAGCGACGTTTCCTGCAGCTTTTTTGAATCTGGCTTGGCAGATGCTAAATTCCCGCCATCAACAAGGAGGGATCACATGCGAATTCTGATAGGTGCGGTGGGGCTGACGTTGCTGGCGGGATGTACGACCCCCGGGGACTTACTGAAGGGTGATCCTACGATTGTAGCGGAGACCTCGAAAACACCAAAGGCATACGCCCTGTGCGTCCTGCCTGAATGGCAAGAGCACCAAGCTGGCGTGACCATGAATGAAACCCTAACGGGCTATCGGTTGATATCCTCAGCCGAATCGATAGGCCAAACCAACGAGCTACTGGAAATTAAGCAAATTCCACGCGGTAGCGAGGTGAAGCTTTATCAGCGGATGCCTGGCATCAGCATCGGCAGATCAAAAATTACTTCGTCCGTGAAAAACTGTCTGTAGACATTTTTGAAGCAGAAAGCCGCCACCGGGCGGTTTTTTTTCGTCTGGAGAAATGCATGCCCCAAGAAATGACACTTATCGAATTCTCAGGCAGCTTGCGTAAAGCTCTGGGGAAACAGCATCGGCGGCTTCTTGATACAGGCAGCGTCCGCGAGCTGCTGAAGGCGCTGACGATCACGCTTCCGGGCTTCAAAGAGGAGATTGATCGCCTGTCTCGCTTGGGAATGAAGTTCGCAATTTATCGAAACGGTAAAAACGTTGGTGAGGCCGAATTCGGTCGCAGTGGCGCCAAGGTGGTGAAAATTGTTCCGGTCGTCGGTGGCAGTAAGCGCGGCGGAGTCTTGCAGACAGTAATCGGTGCGATATTGATCGCTGCTTCTTTCATCCCAGTTCCTGGATTCCAGGCCCTTCTCCCAGCTGGGGTTGCAATGGTCGCCGGCGGCGTCATCCAAATGCTAAGTCCCCAGGCCGCCGGTCTATCCCAAAGCGCCGCGCCGGAGAACCTGCCGTCCTACGCCTTCGGCAGCGCCAAGAACACCACCGCCAGCGGAAACCCTGTCCCGATCTGCATCGGTGAACGACGCTGGGGCGGCGCTGTTATCTCTGCCTCGATTCGCGCAGAAGACAAGACGTAGCGTTATCACAACTAACAAGCCGCCTCCGGGCGGTTTCTTTTTGCCTGGAGAAAAGTATGGGCGTAGCAGAGCACCTCGAAATCGCTGGCGCGAAAGGCGGCAGTAGCAAGCCGAAGACGCCTGTTGAGGCGCCGGACAGCCTGCAGTCGACCAACATCGCTAGCATTCTGCTGGCCGTAGGCGAGGGAGAGTTTGACGGCACGCCGACCGACCGCGACATCTACCTCGACAACACGCCGATCATTGATGCTGGCGGCAACGTGAACTTCCCTGGTGTGAAGTGGGAGTGGCGCCCAGGTTCTGTGGAGCAGGATTACATCCAGGGCATTCCTGCGATCGAGAACGAGACCACGGTCAACGTCGAGCTGCGCAGCGATAACGCGTTCAGCCGGGCGCTCAGCAACACCCAGCTGTCGGCCGTGCGCGTTCGCATGTCCTGGCCGCGCTTGGCGCAGCAGGACAGTAGCGGCAATACCAACGGCTACCGCATCGAGTACGCCATCGATATCGCCACTGATGGCGGAGCGTATGTTGAGGCTCACCGCGGTGCAGTCGATGGCAAGACCACCAATGGCTATCAGCGCTCGGTGCGCGTGAATCTGCCGCCGGCGACCTCTGGCTGGATGCTGCGCGTGCGGAGAATCACCCCAAACGCCAACAGTGGCACCGTCGCGGATACGATGACCATCGCTGGTTACACCGAGATCATCGACGAGAAATTGCGCTACCCAAACACCGCGTTGCTGTACATCGAATTCGACGCTCAGCAGTTCCAGAACATTCCGGCCGTCACCGTGAAGTGCAAGGCCAAGCGCTGGCCAATGCCCAGCAACTACGATCCGGTGGCCCGCACGTACAGCGGCGTGTGGGATGGCACTTTCAAGCAGGCTTGGACCAACAACCCGGCGTTCGTGACCTACGGCCTGTGCGTCGAGGATCGTTTCGGCCTGGGCAAGCGCATCAAGTCGTGGATGGTCGACAAGTGGGAGATGTACCGCATCGCCCAGTACTGCGACCAACTGGTGCCGGATGGTGTCGGCGGGCAGGAGCCGCGTTACCTGTGCGACATGAACCTGCAGGGTCGGGCCGAGGCCTGGACGCTGCTGCGTGACTTGGCAGCCATCTACCGGGGCATGGTGTACTGGGCCCATGGCTCGCTGTTCATGCAGGCGGACATGCCGCGGGCCCAGGACATCGATTACGTGTTCACCCGGGCCAACGTCATCGACGGCGATTTCGTGTACGGCGGTGCAGAGCGCAACACCCACTACAGTCGGGCCCTGGTTAGCTACGACAACCCGGCCAACAACTACGACACCGACGTCATCCCGGTGACCGACAACACGCTCCAGCGCCGGTACCGGGACCGCCCGGTGGAAATTTCTGCGATCGGCTGCACCCGTGCTTCCGAGGCGCAGCGCCGCGGTAAGTGGGCGCTGCTGAGCAACAGCCAGGACCGTACCGTCACTTTCAAGACCGGTATCGAAGGCCGTATCCCGCTGCCGGGCTACGTGATCCCGGTGGCTGATGAGCTGGTGGCGGGCCGGCCGAACGGTGGCCGGATCTCTTCGGCAGCCGGCCGCGTGGTCACCCTTGACCGCGACACCCCGATCAAGGCCGGTGACCGTCTGATCTTGAACCTGCCGAACGGGACCGCCCAGGCGCGCACCGTGCAGTCTGTCGCTGGGCGTGCGGTGACCGTGACCACCGCGTACAGCGTGCAGCCAGAACCTGAATTGCAGTGGGCGATCGACTACGACGACCTGGCGGTCCAGCTGTTCCGCGTGCTCAAGACGGTGCGCACCCAGGAGGGTGAGTACGAGATCACCGCTCTTGAGTTCAACCCGAGCAAGTTCGCAGCAATCGACACGGGCGCGAAGCTGGACGAGCGCCCGATCAGCGTCATCCCGGTGACGACCGTGCAGCCGCCGGCCAGCGTCACGTTGTCGTCGGCGCACATGATCGACCAAGGCATCGCAGTCAGCAC